CACCTGCGGGACCTTCGACACCTGTAGAACCAGTAGGACCTGCCACACCCGTAGCCCCTGTAACACCTGTTGCACCTGTAGGCCCGATAGAACCTGTGGCTCCTGTACGACCGCTAGAACCCGTAGTGCCAGTATCTCCCATCATACCATCAACCGGATTCAAATTCACATTATATAATCCTAAAGGAAAGAGAGGGTTTCCATTCACCTTACACACATATATAATTATATTGCCTGTTGTAGAATTATATATTCGAACCCTACCTTGAAAGTACTGCGCAGAATCTGCCTGTGACACAACAATTACGCTATTCCCAGGAATAAATGCCAGTCCCTTGCCAATCAAAAGTGTTTCAAGTCCTCCACAAGATACGGAACGAACCGAAGAAGTCCATTGAGCAACTGTACTAGAAGAATACCCAGGTCCCGGAGAACCTGTAGGACCAGTAGGACCTTGCATTTTATACTATTAATTAGTAGGTAAATTCTGTACACTCACGAACAACGAACCGGTTGATCCAAAAAAAGGAGTAATGTCATTCGAGTGTAAGGCATTCTTATAAAGATTAAAGTTCAAACTGCTCGGCATATAATGTACCAGATTGTATGTATTCGAAAATGTCCTAATCTCTCCCGTTGGAACACACAGCTTAATAGGAGTGTTGAAGAAGTTCGATTGATCCACGTATATAGGCAGGAACCCGTTAACACTTCTTTCTAACATTACGCGCGTGTTGGTAACGTTCAAAAAAGAAGTCACCGTTGTATTATACATATTACTATTGCCGTATTTCAAAAATGTGCTTATAGGCAACACCGTCGTGGCGGTAGCTCCCGTAGCCAACTTGGAAAATGCGATATTCGGATACACATCAATAGTGACCCTGGAGTTACTTGCAATATAATTACTGAAGCCAGAGAGATCAATAGAAGCTGTAGAAAATGTCATATCGTGCTGTAAGTCAGTAACCTTTGTAGCGTCAAAGGTATATCCCTGATTTCCCGAATATGTTACAGAACTCATTAAGAAACTGCTTATATAAATTATATTTCTTGTATTTGAAAAATTATTTATTCCACCAATGATAATGACATTGCCTGCGTCATCAATGCGCGTAGATGTTCTCAATACACTCAGGGCTTCCGTGGTACTCACAAGCGACGAACTACTCACATACGAGGAAGAACCAAGGCCTTCCACTGTAGATGCCAATAAAATTCCTGTTACACCCGCATTCTGAGTGTAAAATGTCTTCAAGTTATCTACAGTGCTTACTAAACTATCTGTGCTTACATAATTTACAGAGCCCAATCCCACAACAGTACTCGTCAAACCACTATAACTACTTATATAACCTGCCGAGCCAATACCCTGTATACTACTTATAAGATGGAATGTGCTGATATATCCTATAGAACCAAGGCCCTGTAGAGAGCTCGTGAGGCTTGTGCTACTTATATAGCCGACAGAGCCGAGGCCTCTCACAGTACTTATTAAATGTGCAGTACTGATGTATCCAAGTGTACCTAGACCCGCAAAACTACTTATCGTACTGGCTTGTATGTATGCTGTAGTTGTACTAATATCGTATATGTTATAGTTACTATTTAATACAGATGCTATAGTGCTTACACTCGCATCACTAACCTTGCCTTCGGCAGATACATTACTTATTATTCCATATACACCCGAAGTACTTACATATGATGCGCTACCCAGTCCAGCTACCGTGCTCAGCAAATTCAACTTGGAAATGGCACCTGGCAGAGTGTTCGCTATCGCAGTGGAGAGTGTGGAGACTGCCGTATACATGTCTGTCGACATGGATGATAGACCCTCAAAATACAACGTATTGCTGTATATCATTGATGAATAGTACTGTATCGTTGATGGAAGGTTGTTCATAACGGGCCCACCTGAGATAATTAACGTAGATATGGAATCGACCCAGCGTGTACCTCCGAGGCCATCTGTAACAAGCATTTGATTTGGGCTCAAATACTGCCCTGTCCTGGGATCCAAGGCATATATCGTGCGAAGGACTATGGTGTTTTGACTACCACCACTCATTCTTATTTCACCTAATATAAATTTCTATTGCGTGCTACGCTCTCAATAGCATTATCCTACACACAAACAGAATGACTCAGGGAGGAGGATTATTACAATTAGTGGCTCAAGGAAAACAAGATGTCTTCTTGACCGGAAATCCTCAAGTTACCTGGTTCAAGATGGTGTATCGCAGATATACCAATTTTTCCATGGAGCAACAGGTGATTCCCTTTGACAGTCAACCGGACTTTGGAAGAAGGACCACAGTATTGTTACCGAGGAAGGGAGACCTACTCGGCGCACTATGGCTAGAAATTTCTCTTCCGGCTATAAAGGATTCCGTCACAGGCCTTCCTCTATCATATCCGAATTCCGTGGGCCATTCTCTTATTCAAGAAGTGAGCATAGAAATAGGCGAACAAGAGATTGACAAACAGACCGGCGAATGGATGGAGCTTCTATCAAATTTGACCATCACGAGTGAGAAGCTGGATGGATGGAATGCCATGATCGGAAAAACAGCCGGTGCGAATCAAGGGAATAAGCCTTCTTCGCAGGTGAATCAATTCGGACCCCTCTTCCTATACATTCCCCTGCGTTTCTGGTTTTGTAAGAATCCCGGGCTTTTCTTGCCATTGCTCGCTATCCAATATCATCCCATACGTATCAATATTACACTAAGGGCTCTCGACCAAATGTTCGTCGTAGATAATCCGACGGCCACACCTTGTGTTCAGAGCGCAAAATCTGCCTCTATAACGAGCATGACCTTATACGGCGACTATGTACATCTGGACACGGAGGAGCGCCGCCGTTTTGTGGCCAATTCGCACGAATATCTCATAGAACAAGTGCAGTACACTCCGAATATATCCATTGATGCCACTGCCACTACCGTACAAATCCCCATGGAGTTCAATCACCCCCTCAGGGAGCTGTACTGGGTTGTACAGAGATCGGCCGCTGCGGCGGCACACCAGTGGTTCAATTACACGAATGTGGCGATAGGGGAACCCAATATTGGATCTCCACATGCCTACCAGAATTTAATAAACACCGCTTTACTTCGCATAGAGGGCTATGACCGCTTTGACATACGCAACGCAGATTATTTCCGGCTTGTACAGCCTTTCCAGTACCATACGGCAATTCCGAAGAATGACTATATTTATAGCTATAGTTTCGCACTCAAACCCGAAGATGTACAGCCGAGCGGAAGTCTGAATGCCAGTCGTATTGATAACATAACCCTACAGTTACAGATGAATGCAGCGGTGGTTCCGGCAAGAGGTTCCGCCACTGTCCGAATCTATGGGTTGAACCACAATGTTCTTCGTATCGTGGATGGTTTTGGAGGACTCCTCTTCCGTATATAAAACCCTGGTTCCGGCAATTGGGTTTATCCGCTGATATTAATAGAAGATTCATAACAGTAAGGGGAATGGAATTTCCTGCTGTCTCCCATACCAGATCAGAATTTTGGCAAGAAAAACATTATACCCGCAATGGGATGTGGTGGTTCACATTATTCTTTGGTTGGTTTGGTCTTCACCATCTTCTTCTAAAAAGCCCGCAAACTGCCGCAATGGTGTATTTCGGAAATAAACTTTTGTTAGGATATCCCTGGATATATGATTTAATCCAGCTTTCTTCCTGGGGATTAACGGATGAAGAGCTGAATTTATTCGGGATGGATAGTCCATTTGGAGCTCTCGGACTCGCAAAAGGTATGTGGGTACCTTCCGATGGATTTCCAAGCACAAGTCCCTATAAAGATCGCATACATTCTGCCAAACCCTGGGCCTTTTTCTTTTACTGTTTATTATGTCCTATTGGAATTGTGGCGTCGTTGATTGTTGGAGATTATGGCAACGCGATGGCACGTTTCTTTAATATAATCCCACTGAGCTATTTATATATTGGATATATCCTGGAATTTGTATGTATCATATGCGATCTTTGTATTCTAATGTTCAAGCCCGTGGAGCTTATTTTCGGAATAAAACGTCCCTTCCTCTTCCGCAGTTCTTTCCTTGATTACATTCTTTACCCTGGACTTACGATGAATAAGGACGGTTATAGTCCGAATATTATGCCTGTGTATTTTAACGATAATCTCCGTAAACACGACAAGGAATACAAGCAGGCAGAAAGGTCTGCAAAGGATCAGGCAAGAATACAGGCACAGAAAGAGGAGCAACGGGAAGCTGCGAACGCAGAGGGGGGGCAAGAAGGCGGCGGAAGCCCTGCACAAGAAAAAACATCCCTGGATTATTTGGCCGTTACGACGATGGCCGCGATTATTGGCGGCGGATTACTTCTCTCAGCGGGTAGAAGCGCAAATGGACTCTTCCCCGACAAGAATGATCCCCCTCCAAAGCCAAGAGATGTTTGAAACCCTTTATAACACAAAATCGCCCCTGACCTCTCCGGCCTTAGTATACTTCACAGCACCCTGGTGTGGTGCCCGTAAACGCATCAAATGGGACTTTCTCCTGGAAGAGTTCCCGAATCTCACCATTTATAAATGTGACATTGACGAAAACAAATATACCCCTGGCTATTGCCAGGTCAGAAGCATTCCGAGTTTCGCCATGATACATCCTGGAAGGAAACTCACTGGCCCCATACAGTCAAGCGATACGGCAAAGGTGGCCGCCTGGATAAACACAACGTTACTACAAAGTACCTAGGTACAAAGTAAAAAAGGAATAATCCATCAATACATAAGATGCCCTCGGATTCCGATTATCAGATTCTCATTGTTGGTGCCGGCATAGCCGGCCTCCACTGCGCCATGCGACTCAGTGAAGGCTGTACCAAGAAAATCGCCGTGACGGAAGCCTACGACTACGTGGGCGGGCGTTGCTTTACTTTTCGCAAAGCTTCCCCACATGTACAATGGGAATCTGGAGCGGGAAGAATACATGCCTCCCACAAAATGATAACCCACTATGTAAACAAATACAAACTTACCAAAATACCTCTTTCGGCCGAAGAAGGCTGGATTTCTTCCGACGAGAAAAAAATCCAACAAAACCAATGGGCAGATATATCCGATTTTATTATCAGCATCCTTTCACACCTTCCTCCGAGCACTCTAGGCAGATATACAGTGGAAGAACTCCTTAATAAAGTATACGGTGAAGTCGAAACCAAAACCCTTTTACACCATTTTCCCTATCGTTCAGAAATGAATACGATGCGTGCGGATCTTGCGCTCAATTCCCTAAAAGGCGAGATGGGTGCTGAAGGGGGGTTCTATATTGTAAAAGAGGGGTTGGATACACTCATGAAACGGATGCGCGCTACCCTAGAATATCGTGGTGTAAAGTTCTTATTTAACCATCGCCTCTCATCCATAGAAAAACACACAACCCCAATCGCATGTAAATTCGCAAACACCACCTTGGCAGCCGACAAGGTCATTCTCGCTCTGCACAGTGACGCCCTCAAACAAATCAACCCCTTCCAGAACCTCCCCGCACTCAAGTACCTGAAGATGCAGCCTCTCCTGCGAACATACTCGGTCTATCCGACCCCCGCCTGGTTTGATGGATTCCCTAAGATTGTGACAGATTCTCCCCTCCGTTTTATTATTCCTATCCGAGCCGATAAAGGCATAGTGATGTCCTCTTACACAGATGCGGAAAACACTCGGCCTTGGGCAAAAATTCTGAAGAAAGAGGGCGAAGCTTCCTTGGAGAGAGAAATACGCAAGGAGACGCGCGCACTATTTCCTGAGTTGGATATACCCCGACCGACATTCTTCAAAGCACATCTATGGAAGCACGGATGTACGTATTGGACTCCAGGATTATATAATCCAACATATCTGAGTGAAAAGATCATGCGACCTCTTCCATCTTGCTGGCAGAATGTCTATGTCTGCGGGGAAAGTTATAGTGAGAGACAGGCGTGGATGGAAGGAGCACTAGAGCACTCCGAGAAACTTCTGCGCAAATTTTTCTGATAGACACTAGTAATGACGGATCATATACAGCTTTCTGCTTTTCATGCCTTGGTTGTCGCACCATTCTTCTTATACGTAGCCTTTGTGCGCGGCCAACTCATGCCGTGGGTATTCACGGTTCTTCAGGTACTTGGCTTAGTTGTTCTTCTTTATCACGCCTATCGCATTGTCACACGGTGGAAGAGCCATGGACTGACGGTATGGGTGAATATATTACATGTTCTCGCAGTGGCCCCCCTTTTACTCTATATTGGCTGTATGGGCTATGATACTCCTAGATGGGCGTTTGAGGTACTTGCCATGCTGGGTTTCGCTGCTCTCGGTTATCACATCTATCAAATCGTCTTAGCCGTACAAAAAATGCACAAGGATGTTCCGGAGCAACAGGCTACCTAAGAAAGTCCAAGTCCAACACTGTGTGTAGGATTGTTGCGAACCTCTTCCGGCATGCAGTTCACTAGATGATACACGAAGCTCGGCTTGCTTGTGAAGACCATGCCACAGCAAGTACACGATATCTGTTTGTTCTCTGTCTTTCCGAGGAAGTCTGTAATATACTTGGAAAGATGACGAATTGTGTAATGACTACGAAGCCCTCCCTTTGTGAGGCTTTCATAGTCACATCCTTGACAAGGGCAGGCAATCTTTTTCACACAGGTATCCGACTTCTCGGGGTGCTTGGCGGTAATGTGATTGTCCAGTGCCTGCTTCGTTGCCGTTTCGTAACAGCAGTCCTTACACTTATGTTTGAGCGCTCCGTCGTGATTCGCCTTGTAATGCATGTGCATGGTCGGTTGCTTCACAGTTACAAAGACACAGTGAGGGCAGACATACTCGCCGTCGGAGTTTTTCTCATATATGTACACCATTGGGGACCTACATAGTCGCGCCAGGCCACTTTCAATTTTTAGAAATGGCTCTTTGTCTAATCCTTCGTGTCCGTGTGCGAACCTTGCGCCCATTTACCCGCGTATTTCTTGCATAACCGCGTCCGTTCTTCAGATACATCTCCTTCTTCTCTCCACGAAGCTTGCCGTTTACAAAACTCATCTGGGATGATACAGACTGAAATACAGAGACCATCTTCTAATAACCCCCTAGAAAAATTGAACCACTGCCAAGTACCGGTAAGCATGTCCTCGCAATGCTC